ACCTATAGATGAACAAGAGTTAGCCGTTGATGCGTTAGACACGCATTTGGAGTATTGGCGGCTTAAAGAAACGGAATCCGACTTTATCCCGCATCCCGCCACATGGTTAAACCAAGCTCGATATTTTGATGAGCTTGAGCTAACACCAAAACAACCTAAAAAACCCGCATTGCCTTGGTATAGTACGGAACAAATGACGATGGACAAAGCCCGTGAGTTAGGATTATCACCAAGACCGGGCGAGGACATGGGGCAATTTAGATCACGCATTGCACAAAAAATAGCCGAGGCAGCATGAAAAAGAAAGAAGAAAAATTAAACAAGTTTGATAGACCGCCATTAAAGATACTTTCCCCACCCATGCGAAACGGAAGCATGAACTTTATGAAATACCCAACACGAATCGGCAAGTCACTTTTTTACACGGATGGCTCAATTGGCACTGACAAACAACCAGCAACAGATAATGACAACGATTCGAGAAAATGACTGGATAACAATTAACGGCATTTCTGAAAAAACCGGAATATCAAAAGGGCAAGTCCGTAACATCTTAAAAACCAATAGTTTTAAAGACATTAGGCGAGGCAAAAAGTTAGAAAAACGGGACAACCGGACGAAATACATTGCCGTTTTTCAATACCCGCACAAAGACAAAAGCCACACAGAAAAAGCCCTTTTGTTAGCAACAACGCACCAAGGCATTTTTGGACAACTATTTTGGGCAAATGATCTATATGAAAACATTGAAAGAGTGGCTTAAAGATAAGCTACGCAAAGAACAAGAAAAGAAAGAACCGATTTGTGATTGTTGTGGGCAAGTATCAACATTGGTTGACGGGCTTTGCCAATGGTGCAACAAATTTTACAAGGCAAACAAATGAGAGATTTGCGAGATTACGCACAGTTAATTCGGGTATTGGATAAAGGTGATTTTATGACCCGTGAAGAAATGGGACAGGTTGCTGACATTATCCGAGCGTTAAAAGAGGACGCAGACCGCTACCGTTGGCTTAACAGAGCAACACATCAACTATTTATGGTTAGCGAGCGTGATTTAAACCAACAGGTTGATCGGGCAATGAATGGGGGCAAAAATTGATTCATTACCACGGCTTGCCAATAACACCTGCAACTGCCGCTGTAAAAGCAATTGAAAACGGTCATGCTTTTATTAGTTATGCACACGCAGATCAACTTGGTTTAGCGGTGGAAGTTTGTCAGTCGTTTGCAGTTGATAATGGAGCATTTAGCGCATGGAAATCTGGCAACCCAATAAAAGATTGGTCTAATTTTTATGAATGGGTAAACCAATGCAAACTTATACCCTCATGCGATTTTGCTGTTATCCCAGATGTAATAGATGGTTCTGAAAGCGACAACGACACTCTTTTAAAAGAATTTCCATTGCCAAATTGGTTTGGCGCACCAGTTTGGCATTTGCATGAGTCAATTAAAAGATTAGAAAGACTTGCGGCAGATTATCCAAGAGTATGTTTTGGCAGTTCAGGGCAATATGCAAATATTGGTACTTGCGAGTGGTGGATAAAAATGGCGGTAGCAATTCGTGCAATAAGCGATAAAGAAGGAAGACCGCTTGTAAAAATTCACGGTTTAAGAATGTTAAATCCAGCAATTTTTACTAAATTTCCATTTGCGAGCGCAGACAGCACAAACATAGGAAGAAATATTGGAATTGATAAAAAATGGAATGGCAATTATATGCCTACAACAAAAGAAGCTAGGGCAATGACAATGCGAGCAAGAATAGAAACTTACAATTCACCAGCTAAATGGTCATTTCAAATACCGGAAACAAGACAAGGGTCTTTATTATGATAATTGCAATTATTGCTTATGCGTTTGCAATGACTGCCGCAAACCTTTTAATAGTTAAATTTGGCGTTTGGTTTTCGCCTATCAATTCATTTCTTTTAATTGGTCTTACATTAGTTTTAAGAGATTGGTTGCACATTCGGCTTAAATCTTGGCAAATGGGCTTGTTAATTACAGCATCGGGAGCAATTACTTATTTATTAAATCCTGCGGCGGCACAAATTGCAATTGCATCATCTATAGCATTTACATTAGCCGCATTAGCGGACTGGGTAACTTTTGCTAAAGTTAAAGGCACTTGGTTTAAGCGGTCTAACGCATCAAATTTAGTTGGCTCTGCCGTTGATTCGGTAGCGTTTCCAACAATTGCATTTGGCGTGTTGATGCCAGAAATTGTATTGGCGCAATTTGCATCAAAAATTATAGGTGGATATATTTGGTCATTAATATTAAGGAGCAAGCATGACTAACACACAATCTAAAGCAAAGATTTTCGCTGACTGGCTGGAAGGGTCAAAGGATACTATAAACAAAGAAGCAGCCAAAGAACTACGCCGCTTGGATGAGGTTAACGCTGAGTTACTTGATGCGTTGAAATTAGCACAAGCAATTATCGGGCATCCAGATGACCAAGAAAGCAAATTTATTGCGGCAGCAATCGCTAAGGCAGAGGAGCAAGCATGACTGACTGCCCACAATGCGAGTACAACAAAGAAACCGCCCGAATGTGGCGGCAAAAAGCACACAAAGAATGGGTCGGGCTGACGGAGGATGAAATTATTGGACATACTTGTGAATGCGTTGATGATGGAACTTTTAATATGAAATGTGCAATTGATTTTGCTCGCTTTATTGAAGCCAAGCTCAAGGAAAAGAACAATGGCTGACTTTAACCCACACGATGCCATAGACTATATCTATCAAACAGCACCCGAATTTGGCAAAGCTCGGGGACGAGTTGCGGAGCTTGACGCTTACAAGCACAGCCTTAAAGCCATAATGATGAGCCGCTCAACCGAGGCAACCATCGGAGGACAAGAGAAAGCCGCTTACGCAAGCCCCGAATATCAAAACCTATGTAAAGCTATTGGCGAAGCCACGGAAGCCGCTGAAACGCTCAAATGGCGGCTAGAATCGGCAAAGATGCGGTTTGAAGCATTTAGAACTGAGCAAGCCAACAATCGTCAAATTGAAAAGATGACACTATGAACGATTACAGCGAATCACTTATTAAATTAACGGCGGCAATCATCCAATATCGTAAACTTGTCTTAAAGCAAAAATACGAACAAGCAGCGGATGTTGCGGTTGATATGCAAATAATGACCGTCAACTTACAACAATGGACGGAATCACAATGTACAGAAGCACAAAAATCTTAGAGCATTGTAGAAATATTCCTTGCCAACTTTGCGGGATTGAGGACGGCACGGTAGTTGCGGCACATAGCAACCAATTGCGGGACGGAAAAGGACGAGGACTAAAGGCGCACGATTACCGCATAGCGGCATTATGTTTTAAATGTCATAGCGAGATTGACCAAGGCAAAGACCTTAACCGAACAATGCGTGTTGAACTTTGGGAATTGGCACACCGCAAAACCATTGGCGAGTTATTTGAGCGTGGCTTCCTCAAATGCTAGTCACTATGGAGCTACCGTTGCCGCCAAGCGTTAACACCTATTGGCGCAACTTTAGAGGGCGCACGGTGCTATCTAAGGGCGGCAGGGATTACAAGCTACTGGTGCAGGAATATGTAACGATTAACCAAATCCCTAGCTTTAGCGATGATAGGTTAGCGGCAATAATTAAGATATACCCAAGGGATAGGCGAGCCATTGATTTGGACAATCGGCTAAAAAGTTTGCTTGATAGCTTGCAAGACGCTGGCGTATTTAACGATGATAGCCAATTTGATGACATTCAAATAGTGAGGGGCGTGATTAAATCCGGCGGTAAATGTACAATAATCATAAGCACAATTCAGGATAAAACATGAAAATAGAGCAGCGCAAGGTTGAATCGTTGATTCCCTATGTAAACAACAGCCGCAAACACTCTGACGAACAAATAGCGCAGATTGCCGCAAGCATTAAAGAGTTTGGCTGGACTAACCCAATCCTAGTTGATGGTGAAAACGGCATCATTGCGGGTCACGGGCGGCTTATGGCGGCACGAAAATTAGATATGGATAAAGTGCCTGTAATTGAGTTGGCGCACTTAACAGAGCCACAACGCAAGGCATTGATTATTGCAGACAACAAGTTAGCCACTAATGCAACATGGGATGAGCAGATACTTGCACTTGAAATTGAAAATTTGAAATTGTTAGATTTTGATTTAGACTTGTTAGGCTTTGACCCTTCAGAATTTAAAAGCCCTGATATTGACTACTCTATTTTGGATGATGCTGAAATTGATGTAGAATTAACCGAAATGGCTAAGGGCGTTCGTAAAGCGATCCAAATTGAATTTGAGCCGCAACACTATGAAGAGGCGCAAGAGTTGGTTAAATTCTGGAGAGACCAAAAAGCCTATATTGGCATGATGATTCTAAATTATTTAAAAAATGAAAAATCAAAGCTATGAAGGTTTTTACTTTTTTTTACAATAGATTCGATACAGCCACAACGTCTAAAGCATTAAAAGAAAACAACATTAAGCACAATGTTCTGATTCACTCGCAATCAGACCTGCATAACTTTATCAAAGGCAGAACATTGCATGGTGACCCCATCGTTACTAACAATGCTAAAGGCTTGGCTTACCAAAGGAATACCGCATTAGACTTGATGGATAAAGAAGAGTGGGCGGTTTTTATGTGTGATGATTTTAAAAAAATTCACGCCTACCAAAAAGAATTTATTTTTAGCAAAACAAACAAAATACCTGTAGACACCTTAAATCAAAACAAATACAGGCTTAGGAAAGAAAACGCTACATCGTTGCAAGAGATGTTCACGTGGTTTCCTAAGTTAATTGATTTAGCAGAATTAAACAACATCCATTTAATCGGCTTTGGGCTGCACGACAATCCGATGAATTTGCGAAATAAGTTTACAACCCGTGGACTAGCAGACGGTAGGTTCTGGTTAGTGAAAAAAAGTAATTATAGATTTGATTTAAACGCACAACTGATTGATGACGTAGCATGGACAGCCGAAAATTTAGTGCGACATAAAAATGTTTTGGTGCTGAACTGGTGTATCCCGTATTTTGAGCGTTATACCGCTGGCGGTTTCGGCAGTACGACAGAGCGCAAAGCATTAAGAATTCAAGAATGCACTTACCTTGCAAACAAGTATTCCCCGTTAATCAAGATTGCAAAAAAGCCCGGATGGGAATACGGCTCACACATTAGGCTAAACGGGTCAAACGCTAACATTGATGCAGTTAGAAAAAAATTGGGATTGCTATGAATACATTAGAACTGGTGCAGCTACCGCACAGCGTTAAGATTGGCGATATTTGCGGCGATATAAAGCCAAACATAACGGAAGACACTTTGTTCATGTTTGAAGGAAAGCCTGTAGGCTTCTACATTCGTGACATTCAAGGCAAGTTAAAAGAATACGTTAACATTGCGAACGCAGAACTTTTGAGTGACAGAGTGCCTAAATCAGAGATGCGTAGGTCTAGCGGCTTACGGGACAAAGAGGCAGAGGTCAAGCAGTACAGCACAATCATCGGCTCATGCCCACCTAAGCCGCACATGAAACGACCTTACCCGGCAATATCTAGCGTCCACCAAGTAAAAACAGCGCAAACATTCATTAAGGCGATGCTATTGGCTTGTAGGGAAGCCGAAGACCTTATAAAAGAGCTTACACCAGAGATTTTTGAGCAGCAACAGGTAATCATTAACGAAAAAGTGCCGCCACAATTTCGGTTTGGAAGGCTATTTACAAGCTCAATTAGCAATTTCAACATACCCGCACCATTCCACAGGGATGCTGGCAACTTGGAAGGCTGCGTAAATGTCATCATCGCCAAAAAAAGCCACGCCAAAGGTGGCAACACTACCGTCCCCGATTACGGCGCAACAGTAGACAGCCGTGACAATTCGATGCTAGTCTATCCGGCATGGCGCAATGTGCATGGAGTAACGCCTATACGCCCCATCCGACCCGATGGCTACCGTAACAGCTTGGTTTTTTACCCTCTTAAAGCATTCAATAATTACTGGGACACAAATGCCGCTCAAACATAAAGACGATGGTTGGTACTGGGGTAGCCAAGGTCCATTCCCGTCTAAAGACAAAGCCCTAGCCGTAGCCCGTGCCGCACACGCATCAGGATTTAAGGAAGCCGAAATGAACTACACCATCCAAGACTTTGTACTATGTATGTTGCATAGCCAGACCAATGCACACATCCTACACTTACAGACCCGCTCATACGCAGAGCATAAAGCCCTACAAGGTTATTATGAGAACATTGACGGGCTAATAGACGATTATGTAGAAGCCTATCAGGGTAAGTACGGCATCATCGAGGGATACGGCACAGACTACCAAGCCCCAGCCAAGCCGCTTGAATACATGATGGGATTATCTGACTATTTAACCCAAGCACGAGCAGCTTTACCCCAAGACACAGAGCTA